ATTTGAAGGAGAAAATTGCGAACTAACCTGTAACGTAAACAAATGAACCCTCAAGAAAATGAATGGCATTGCACCATGACACTAGGAATAGATGAAGTCCGATGTCTGTATGACCACTATGATTATTCAATTAAGATGTGGCCAGGTTCTCCTGCACGTCCTGCTGAAGAACAAGTTCTTCTGGATATAATGAAGAAAAGAATGTTTGCTATGATTGCAGAATACAATTTTTCGGAAATGTAGACAATACACAAATTGTTAGCATTCGTTACACTATTTTTCCCTACATAGTCCTATAATACTTTGTAGCAGAGTGTAACAAAATGCTTGGACTCTATGTATTAATCACGTGTTTTATTCTACTTGTGGCATATGCAGGTATGGATGAAACGGTGCGTCTATTCGCATACATTGATCTCGTAATCAGATGGCGATGGGTTCAATTCAGAATGTATATGATGAGACGTAAATTAGAACAACAACTCATAAAGGATTTACCTGATTACAATAAACTTATAAAGGAATTAAAAGATGACCAACGATAAGGAACTGTCTAGTCTCAAACTTGAGAGAAAAGAATGTCCTAAATGTGGCGCTACTTGGATTAATGGAAAGCATGTGTTTAGAGGCACTGCTGCATCATATGACAAGAGTGAATTAGACCTTGCTGGTCTTGTTTGCAATAAACTAGGTGACGAGCAATGTATTAACCCCAGGAAAGGACAAGATGGTGGAACCACTTGGGAATACAGGTCTGGATACATTGATGGTGTCTATGCCTCAAAGAAAAAATCAATGGAAGAAATGCGTGATCAATTTGGAGACCTATAAATAGTAGTGGTGAACTAGTATTTTGTTTTGGCAACTAGTAATGATGTGTATTTGGGTAATCCCAACCTTAAAAAGGCGGGGACCCCAATACAGTTTACAAAAAAACAAATTGATGAGTGGATCAGGTGTAAGAATGATCCTATCTACTTTGCAATGAATTACATTAAAATCATTTCTCTTGATGAGGGTTTGATACCTTTCAAGATGTATGATTTTCAAAAGAAAATTTTAAATGATTTTCATGAAAACAGATTCAACATCGCAAAACTCCCAAGACAAACAGGAAAGTCTACTACTGTTGTCGCTTATCTTCTTTACTATGCAATCTTTTTTGATAGTGTCAATATTGGTATTCTTGCAAACAAGGCATCTACCGCTAGGGAACTTCTAGGAAGATTACAACTTGCATACGAGAACTTGCCTAAGTGGATGCAGCATGGTATTCTTGTATGGAATAAAGGTAACGTAGAGTTAGAAAATGGCAGTAAGATATTGGCAGCTTCTACATCTGCGAGTGCTGTCCGAGGCATGTCTTTTAACATCCTCTTCCTTGACGAATTCGCATTCGTTCCAAACCATGTTGCGGAGCAATTCTTTGCCTCTGTTTATCCTACTATTACTTCTGGTAAATCAACGAAAGTAATTATTATCTCAACGCCTAACGGCATGAATCACTTCTACAAGATGTGGGAGGATGCTAGTAGGGGTAGAAATGATTACACTACAAACGAAGTTCACTGGTCTCAAGTACCTGGCAGAGATGCTAAGTGGAAAGAAGAGACAATTAAGAATACATCACCAAGACAGTTTGCACAAGAGTTTGAGTGCGACTTCCTTGGATCTGCTGATACTTTAATCAGTCCATCAAAATTACAAAATATACCATTCCACGATCCTATTGCAAGCAATGCAGGACTTGATGTTTATACGAGAGCAGAAAAAGATCACGAATACATTATTACTGTTGATGTTGCCAGAGGAATTGGTGGTGACTACAGTGCTTTCCTCGTGTTTGATATCACCACGATGCCGTATAAGATCGTTGCAAAGTACAGAAATAATGAGATTAAACCTATACTGTTTCCCTCAGTAATTTTTCAAGTTTGTAAAGAATATAATAATCCATATGTTCTAGTAGAAGTAAATGATATTGGAGATGGTATTGCTTCCACTCTCAATTATGATCTTGAATATCCTAACGTACTTATGTGTGCGATGCGTGGTAGAGCAGGTCAAGTCGTGGGGCAAGGATTCTCAGGAAACAAAACTCAACTAGGTGTTAAGATGAGTGTGACCGTTAAGAAAATCGGTTGCTCTAATCTTAAAGCTATTATTGAAGAAGACAAGTTATTGTTTAATGACTTCCAGATCTTCCAAGAACTCACTACATTTGTACAGAAGAAACAAGCGTGGGAAGCAGACGAGGGATATCATGATGACCTTGTTATGTGTATGGTATTGTTTGCGTGGTTAGTCATGCAAGAATACTTCAAAGAAATGACAGATCAAGATGTCAGGAGAAGAATTTATGATGAACAAAGAAATCAAATTGACCAAGACATGGCTCCTTTTGGGTTTATTGATGACGGTTTGGGTGATGATACCTTTGTGGATGAAGAAGGAACCGTTTGGCAGTATGGAACGACACAGGAAGAAGTTGGATACATGTGGAACTACTAATGAATATAGAAGATCAATTCTCTCTAGACCATCTGATATTTACAGAAAGGAAATGTAGGTCGTGTGGTGTAACTAAAGAATTGATTAATGATTTCTATAAAACTAGAAAAAATAGAACTACTCCATCAGCATATTCATACGAATGTAAAGACTGCACTAAGATTAGAGTATTAAAAACAAGAAAAATAGATAGTAACAGGTGGGAGTATCCAGACTGGTAGTAAGTTCATGCATGGTTTCCCCTCTGAAGAACCTGGTTTAGATAAATAATTTCAGGTAAAATCGGAATTTCTAAGGAGATAAAAGATGGCAAGTCAAGTCTCGCCTGGTGTTATTTTAAGAGAACGCGACCTTACTAATGTTACCATTGTAGGCAGCTCAACTCTAACAGCAGCTTTAGCATCATCATTCCAAAAAGGACCCATCGGAGAAGTTACTCCCATCTCTTCATTGAAAGATTTGGTAGCAACCTTTGGTACTCCTTCGGAATCAAATGCAGAAGACTGGCTCGTTGCGTCTGAGTTTCTAGGATACGGTGGTAGATTAGCAGTAGTTCGTGCAGAAACCAGTGTTCTTAATGCAACATCAGATGGCACAGCAGTTTTAGTAAGAAACGAATCAGATTATCAATCTGGTGTTGGTGGTGCAGAAGCATTCGTAGCAAGAACAGCAGGATCGTGGGGTAACTCACTTAAGGTTGTTGCAGTTGACCGTGGTGCAGATCAGATTCTAACACTAGCATCTGCTCCTGCAACTACAACAGCAAACACTGCATTTACAACTGTAGGTGGTAAAGCAGGCAGAATTTATTCTTTTGATAGTGCATCAAATGAATTAGCAGTTATCCTAGAGAACCCCGGTTCACTTATTACATCATCTGATGTATTTGATGAACCCGGAGATGGTATTGTATCAGCAGTTACATTTACTGCATATACTGGCGTTGGTTCTCAGAATGGTTCCCACACATCTTCACCATCTGGTGGTACAGGATCTGGGTTACAAGTACAAGCTATCATTGATGTCAATGGAGCTGTTACTTCAGTTACAGTTCAAGCAGGTGGTACTGGATATACACAAGGCGATGTTGTTACAGTACCAGCAGCAGACCTTGGAACTGGTGCAAGTGCAGATCTTTCTGTTACTATTGGTACAGTATCAAATGATAACATTGCAATTTCTTCAGTTAAAGATTGGTACACCAATACTAAAATTGCAGGAACTGAATTAACTCTTGGTGCAATTGGTCCTCGTCCTGGTACTTCTGTATATGCATCTTCTAGAGGAATTTCATATGACGAAATTCATATTGCAGTTATTGACACCACTGGCGATGTTTCCGGTGCTGCATCAACTGTACTAGAAAGAATTACATATCTTTCCAAGATGACTGATGCCAAGAGTGCAGAAGGTTCTTCTTTGTATTTCAAAGATATCGTTAATTTACAATCGGAATTTATCTACACAAGTGGAACACTAACCGGTCTTGTAGAACCAACGACAGCAGGTGGTGCAGAAGCATTCGGACAAGCATCAACTGCATTGACAACTGGAGATAAGTTCCTTCTTGCAGCATTAAACGAATCTACATTATCTGGAGGAGTTGATGATTACTCATATACTCCCGGAGAAGTAAATGCTGCTATGGATCTGTTTGCAGATACAGAAGCAACTGAAACTAACTTCATCCTCATGGGTGGATCTATGGGTTCAGAATCAGACACACTTGCTAAGGCACAGAAATGTGTAGCAGTTGCTGCTCTCCGTAAAGATTGTATCGCATTTGTTTCTCCCCATAAAGGAAATCAAATTGGCAGTGGCGGAACTGCATTGTCATCCTCAGATCAAAGAACTAACACAGTTAATTTCTTCAATACAATTACATCTACTTCATACGCTGTTCTTGATAGCGGTTACAAGTACATGTATGATCGTTTTAATGATAAGTATCGCTATGTTCCTTGCAATGGAGACATTGCTGGTCTTTGTGTTAATACTTCAGAAACAGTTGCTGATTGGATTTCTCCTGCTGGCATGAATCGTGGCGGTCTTCGCAACGTAATTAAACTGGCATTCAATCCAAACAAAGCAGATAGAGACGAACTTTATCAGAACAGAATTAATCCAGTCGTAACCTTCCCAGGTAGCGGTGCTGTATTGTTCGGTGATAAAACTGCTCTTGCTGCACCATCAGCATTTGATAGAATTAATGTTCGCCGTCTCTTCCTTAACGTTGAGAAAAGAGTTGAACAACTTTCTAAGAGTGTTCTTTTTGAAATCAACGATACAACTACTCGCACCTCATTTGCTGGTGCAATCGGTGGTTATCTAGATAACATCGTTGCTGCTCAGGGAATCACTGATTTCCTAGTTGTTTGTGATGAAACCAATAACACCCCTGATGTTATTGACCGCAACGAATTTGTTGCAGAAATCTTCATCAAACCCGCTCGCTCCATCAACTACGTTTCAGTAACGTTTACTGCAACACGAACTGGAGTTTCCTTCAGCGAAGTAGTTGGACGCTGATCATCATTAAATACAACAGTAAGGAGTAACTAAAAAAATGTCAGTAACTAATTCAGTCTCTGGTTTTTTAAACAAAGTAAAACAGGGTGTAAGACCCAATATGTTCAGGGTAGATATTGCATTCCCTGGAGATGATTCAGCAAAGCAGAACCTTGCATCATATATGTGCAAGTCTGCTGCTCTACCAGCATCCAATGTAGGTGTAATTGAAGTTCCTTTCCGTGGGCGCACAGTTAAAATTGCGGGAGACCGCACGTTTGACAATTGGAGTGCTACCTTTATCAATGATGAAGACATGAAAATTCGTGCCTTCTTTGAGGATTGGATGAGACAAATGAACAGTCACGAATCCAATGTAAACGAAGTCATTGATCCTACCGTTTATGGTAAGCATCTCTTCGTTCATCAAATGGAAAAAGATGAGAAAGCTGAAGGTAAGGTTCTAAGAACTTACAAACTTTGGTATGCATTCCCAACATCATCTTCCGCAATTGATCTTGCTTATGATAGCAATGATCAGATTGAAGAGTTCTCAGTTGAATTCCAATATTCATATTGGACTGTTGAGAGTGCTGGAGAAGCAGGTATTACGGTTGCCTAAATAATAGGAAGCGTACAGTTGAACAATTATTATGAGTCAGTTATTTGGCTTTCAAATTAATCGTAAGGAGGGTCAGAAGGGTCAATCCCCTGTCCCTCCTTCTGCTGACGAGCCAGTCTCTATTGCAGCAGGCGGTTACTTTGGAACGTATGTAGACACAGACGCTACTGCAAGGAATGAGTTTGAACTGATCAAACGTTATAGAGACATGTCTCTACATCCAGAAGTAGATTCTGCTGTGGATGAAATTGTAAATGAATTTGTAGTTAGTGATGCCAACGATAGTTGTGTTGAAGTTGATTTAAATAATCTGGAAGTTGGTGCCGGGGTTAAGAAAAAAGTTCGTGATGAGTTTGATAAAATCAAACAGATGTTGAATTTTGATAACCGCGCTCATGAAATAGTTCGTAGTTGGTATATTGATGGTAAATTATTTTACCACAAAGTAATTGATTTAGATAATCCAAAAAAAGGAATTCTTGAATTACGTTATATTGACCCGCTTAAAATGCGTAAGGTCAGACAAAAATTAGATTCAGGTTCATCGGATCCAAGATTAAACCGAGCAATAAAAGGTACTGCCCTAGAATACGAGTGGGGTCATTACGTTGATTATTTTTTATACAATCCCAAAGGATATTTAAAGGGCGGCGCTCTTGGTCCAATTGGTGATATGTCAAACGCCCAAGGAATTAAAATTGCTGCAGATTCTATTGCATTTTGTTCTTCCGGTGTTCAAGATTTAAATAAAAGAATGCACCTGAGTTTCCTACACAAGGGAATTAAATCACTCAATCAACTAAGAATGATTGAAGATGCTCTGGTTATTTACAGACTGTCACGCGCACCAGAACGTAGAATCTTTTATATTGACGTTGGTAATCTTCCCAAAGTCAAGGCGGAACAGTACCTACGTGATGTCATGGCACGTTATCGTAACAAGCTTGTATACGATGCTAGCACTGGCGAGATTCGTGACGACAAAAAGCATATGAGTATGCTTGAGGATTTCTGGTTGCCCCGTCGTGAAGGTGGTCGTGGCACTGAGATCACAACTCTGCCGGGTGGTCAGAACCTTGGCGAACTTAAGGACGTTGAGTATTTCAAAAAGAAATTATACAACTCCCTAAACCTACCACCTTCTCGTCTCACTGATGAGAGTAAAGGATTTAATCTTGGTAAGAGTACTGAAGTACTTCGTGACGAACTTAAGTTTACTAAATTTATTGGTCGTCTACGTAAACGTTTTGGGGAACTTTTTCACGATATCCTCAAGACACAACTTATTCTCAAAGGAGTAATTTCTCCTGAAGATTGGGATGAAATGAAGGAGCATATTCAATATGACTTCCTGTTTGATAACCATTTTAATGAGTTAAAAGAACAAGAACTAATGACGCAACGCATTGCTCTTGCAACTCAGATGGATCCATTTGTTGGTAAGTATTTTTCTCTTGAATACGTAAGAAGACAAGTTCTACAACAAAACGAAAAGGAATACAAAGAAATTGATAGACAAATGAAATCAGAGATTGATTCTGGTTTAGCAATGAATCCAGCAGATATCAATACTTTTGATATGATGGATCGTCAGAATCAAGCATTCCAACCTGAAATTGCAGCACAACAAGCTGACGATTCTCATGAAAGGGAACAAGAAAAAGCAGACGACGCGCATCAAAAACAGTTACAAATGGCGAAAGCGCAACCTAAACCTTCTAGTAATACTAAATAAACAATAAGTCATGGAAAATAATATCAATCCGGTTAATCCGGAAGCGGAAGTTGTTAACATTGTAACTGCTATTGCAGACAATGAAAGGTCAAAAGCAATTGATGCTATTCAAGATTTGCTATATGCAAAAGCATCAGAAACTTTATCAACATACAAACAAAGTGTTGCCAAGACTTACTTTGACGAACCAGTAGAGACGGAAACTAATGAAACTGATAACGGAACAGATTGAAGATGTACGTGTTATCACCGAAGGAGTTGGTGATGACAAAAAATTATACATTGAAGGTGTTTTTCTTCAGTCTGAACTGAAGAATAGGAACGGTCGTGTTTATCCATTTCAAGTTTTAGAACGTGAAGTCGGACGTTATAACGAAGAGTATGTTAAAACTAATCGTGCTCTTGGTGAGTTGGGTCATCCTGATGGTCCAACTGTCAACCTTGATAGAGTTTCCCACAGAATTACTTCGCTTAGAGCAGAAGGTAATAACTTCATGGGAAAAGCGCAAATCTTAGATACTCCTATGGGGAAGATTGCTAAATCTCTCTTAGGTGAAGGTGTACAACTTGGTGTATCTTCACGCGGAATGGGAAGTATTGATAAGCGTGAAAGTACCGCATATGTTATGGATGACTTTATGCTTGCTACGGCTGCAGACATTGTGGCAGATCCCTCTGCACCAGATGCTTTTGTCAATGGTATCATGGAAGGCAAAGAGTGGGTTTGGGATAATGGAATTCTTAAGGAGTCCCAAGTTGCTAAATATCAACGTCACATAGGCGAATCTACTCGCCAAAACCTAGAGGAGAGAACGCTTCAAGTGTTCCAAAACTTCCTCGCGGGTTTATAATTTAATAAATAAACTATAGATAATCATAAGATTTACGGAAGGACTCAAAATGTCAGACATGTTAAACGAAAAGTTTGAGGAGTTTCTGAGCGGTCAGCAAGTCGTTATGGAAGCGGGAGCACAGGATCCCATGCCTCGTGTATCTGCTTCAGTAATTCCTGGTACAGGCTCAGATCCCTCGGCAGTTTCGGGTGATCCTCAACAAAACGGCAGTGGTAAAGATCCAATGCCAACAGTACCTACATCAGTTGCACCTAATCAGTCACAGACTGATCTTGGCGGTTCACAGTCTGAACCACTTCATTCTAACAAAGAAGAAGGTGAAGATAATCCTGGTTCTAAAGCAGCAGCACCTGTCTCACAAGACGGTAGTGTTACTTCACCATCAGGTAAACCTGGTGATGAAGCAGGTGCCAATACACTTGGCGCAGAAATTGCTTACGGAACTAAGAAAGGTCCAAACGTATCTTATCCTATCAAACCAGCATTTGAAGAGCTGGATATGTCATCAGACATTAGTGCCCTCTTAGAAGGCACAGAACTCTCAGAAGAGTTCGCTGAGAAAGCAAAAACTATTTTTGAAGCTGCTGTCAAAGCGAAAATCTCTGAAGAGTATGACAAGCTTGTAGAGCATTTCGGTAAAGAATTAGAGAAGCAAGTAGAATCTGCTAATGCAGAACTCTCTGAGGAAGTTAACGGAACTGTAAACTACGCAGTCACACAATGGCTAGAAGAAAATCAAGTAGCTGTTGATCGTGGCATCAAAAATGAGATCACTGAAGACTTCATCGCAGGTCTCAAAGGTCTCTTTGAAGAACACTATATCGCTATCCCCGACGACAAAGTTGACGTGGTAGAAGGTATGGCTGAATCTATTCGTGAAATGGAAGAGCGCCTAGACGAACAGGTCAAGGCAAATGTGAAACTACAGAATCGTCTTAACGAGTCTGCCAAACTCAATATTCTGTCCACTGTGTCAGAAGGACTCGCAGATACTCAAAAAGAAAAACTCGCAGCACTTGCTGAGGGTCTAGAGTATGTAACTGAAGAAGATTTCTCTAAGAAAGTTAAAACTATCAAAGAGTCATACTTCAAGAATTCAGTTTCTACTCCCGCAGCAGAAGTTGCAGATGAAACTCCAGTTGAAGGATTAAGCGAAGAGGTAACACCAGCAATGGCACAATACCTCACCGCCCTGAATCGCTGGAAGTGATTATTATAAAACCTATTTTTAAATTCGGAGCAAAAAATGTTTAATGCACAAGCTCTGACAGAAAAGTGGGCACCTGTTCTAGGTCATGAAGGCTCTTCAGCCATCACAGACAACTATAGAAAAAGTGTTACCGCTGTTCTGTTAGAAAACCAAGAAAGATTCATGCGCGAAGAGCGCGGTATGCTTAACGAAGCAGGTGGATCAGCAGGTAATAATGCCGGAGCCATTGGTGGCAACGCCCTTTCAGGTTCAGGTCTAAGCACCCAAACTGGTGGTCTTGCTGGATTTGATCCTGTAATGATCAGCCTCATCCGTCGTGCAATGCCTAACCTCATTGCCTATGACATTTGTGGCGTTCAACCCATGTCTGGTCCTACTGGACTAATCTTCGCAATGAAGAGTCAGTATGAAGGTCGTGACGGTGTTGAAGCACTGTACAACGAACCCGACAGTGACTTCTCTGCAGGATTTGATGCAACCGCAAACGCATACGACACCGCTAACCCCGTTGCAGGAAGCAACCCCGGTCTTCTTAACGATTCAGGTACTTATGACCGTGGCGTTAAGCCCATGGCACGTGAGGACGCTGAGGCACTAGGAGAAAGCGGAAAACTATTCCGCGAGATGTCATTCAGCATTGAGAAGACTTCTGTGACTGCACAGTCCAGAGCTCTCAAAGCAGAATACACCTTGGAATTGGCACAAGACCTTAAGGCAATCCACGGTCTTGATGCTGAACAGGAACTTGCTAACATTCTGTCTAGCGAGATCCTTGCTGAGATCAACCGTGAAGTTGTTCGTACTGTGTACACCATCGCTAAGCCTGGTGCTCAGAACAACACTGCCAATGCTGGTCGCTTTGACCTAGACGTTGACTCCAACGGCAGATGGTCAGTTGAAAAATTCAAGGGACTTATGTTCCAAATTGAGCGCGATGCCAACGCAATCGCACAAGAGACTCGTAGAGGAAAGGGCAACTTCATCATCACTTCTGCTGATGTTGCTTCTGCTCTCGCGATGTCTGGTACTCTAGACTACACCTCAGGTCTAACTGGTGCTGGTGGTCCTTCCATCGGTGAAGTTGATGACACCGGTAACCTTCTAGTTGGAACCATGAACGGTCGCATTAAGGTCTTCGTTGATCCTTACTCTGCTAACGTTTCTAACTCCCACTACTACGTAGTTGGTTATAAGGGTACTTCCCCTTATGATTCGGGTCTGTTCTACTGCCCATACGTACCCCTCCAGATGGTCCGCTCAATCGGTCCTGACACCTTCCAGCCCAAGATTGGATTTAAGACCCGCTACGGCATGGTCGCTAACCCATTCGTTACTGCTGCTAACGGTACACCTGATGCTGAAGCACTTACCGCTTCACGTAACCAGTACTACCGTCGTGTATTGGTTCAGAACCTCATGTGATATCGTTACGATATCAACACAGGGACCCTGCGGGGTCCCTTTTTTTATGCTTAAATAGAAGTAGTATCTCTTAATTATTATGCCTCGTGGTAGCTTACATAAAACAGATATGCTTGCAAAGGTATATAAATTAAAGACAGAATTGTACAATAAAGATACAAATTCTAATATGACAGGTCAGTGGTATGACGGTGCTCATGATTCCCTAGATAAGGTATTAGATATCATAAACGAATATTCGCAATGAATCAATCATTAGTATTATTATTATGCTTGTCTCCATTAGCAACAATCTTTATTATAATGAAACTTGTTGTTTGGATGTCCGCTGTAAACACTGAATCGGATTATGTTAGAAAAGAACCTTCACGAAAACGAGGACCATTCTTGGACAATCCATATGCAGACGTTGATGAAAAGGAAGAAGAATTTGGAGATCGCACAGATTATCAATGAAGCGATTAATGAATACTATTCGCTTCGTGGTTTACCAGTTCCGGAATGGAGACAGAAAAAAGATCCGGATTGGTGGACAGAATATTTAATTAGTTTAGGTCTTGATGCAGACAACCCATAAATACTAAGTAGCTTGGGAAGTTGACATGCCTGCAGAATGGTACAAAGAACAAATCGGTAACCGCAACTTTTTATCTCCAGTTGGTTTTAAACTGGATCTTGAAATTTTTCGTGGTGTAGATTTTTTCTGCCAGACAGCAAGTATTCCAGATATTTCAATGCCATTTGTTGAAGTTCCTACGCCATATAGAGGCGTAGCAATTGCTCCAAGTGGTGGAGTTAGTTATGGAGATTTAAATGTTCGGTTTATTATTGATGAAGAATTAATTAATTACCGTACAGTACATGATTGGATTACTGAATTTGGATTGGCAAATGGAAGATCGTCTGGTCCAGATGAATACTCATCAGCACGACTACACATTTTAACTTCATATAATAATGTAAATCATATTATTGATTTTAAAAATATTTTTCCAGTGTCATTGTCTGGAGTTCAATTTGATGCTACAGTAGGAGATGTTGAGTATCTACTTGCAGACGTAACGTTTAAGTATGAGAAATACACTATTTGCAATGAGAATTTACAACCTTTATGAATTTTGAAACCCTTCGTAATAAATTTGAAAAACTAAGAGAAGACTGGGCAGAAGATTCTGCAGTTGACTTTCAGTTTAAGAACAAACAGTATACCACAGATCTGGGACAACTCGCATTATCTATCCCTTTCCAACATAATAAATACTTAAACCACTACACTGACATTCAGCAGATCAAGACCTCGCTAGAATTTGAGATCCGCAAACTGGTAAAAAATAAGCGTGAGTATTACTCAGGCGAAGCAGATGCTAAGACCTATGCTGCTAAACCATTTGGATCAAGCATTAAGACTTCAGAAAAAATGAGAACATACCTTGAGGCAGATGAGGATATCATCAACCTTGAGGCAAAAATTAAATATCTAGACCAGATGCTTTACTGGATAGATCAAGTCATGCGTCAAATTTCTAATAGAGGTTTCCAGGTCAAGAGTGCAATTGAGTGGGAAAAATTCGTCAATGGACAATAATGAAATTCGGTAATCCTCTAGTTAAATTTAAATTAAATGATCACGATCTTTCAATAATTGAAAATGCAATTGTAGAAAATAATCTTGAAGAAGGTGAGGCAAGTAATCAAGATTTAAGAAAATGTAAAATTAATTGGATTGAAAATCGCGAAGTTAGAGCTCTGTTGCTAACTCTTTGCCATCAAGTAAATGTAGATGCAGAATGGAATCTCCAAATTTTAGGAGGTGAAGGTATTCAATATACTCTTTATAACGAAGGAGATCATTATGATTGGCATATTGATGCACAAGGACTTTTAAAATCTCAACAAATGGGTATGTGTTCAGACAGTCCTATTAGAAAAATAAGTCTTACCGTATTTTTAAATGATCCAGAAGAGTATGAAGGTGGTGAACTAGAACTAGAACTCTTCGGACCCTTAACCAAAGAAAGAAGTGTAAAATTTAAAGAACCTAAAGGAACGGTTATATTTTTTCCTTCGGATACTTGGCATAAAGTTAATCCAATAACATCAGGAGTTAGAAAATCTTTAGTCTCTTGGTTTGGTGGCGGACCTTATGTCTAATTTAATTATTAAGAAGAAAAACGAAGTATATATTACTATCCATTCTGAAGAACCCCATGTGCATCAGGAGCTCTCAGATTATTTTTCGTTTGAAGTTCCTGAAGCAAAGTTCCTGAAGAAGAACCCCAGATACAAATACTGGGATGGAACTATTCGTCTGTACTCTCCTGGTACAGGCGACCT